GCGTATATGCGCATCGACATTGATGGAACTGGCGCACCTGCGCTTCATAAGTTCCTGTGTGGCGGCACCAACTACAAGCTGCTGGCGTATGAGCCTTGCGACGAAATCCCGTTTGCCAAGTTTGAGATTGATCCAGAGCCGCACTCGTTCTACGGACGCTCGCTGGCTGAAATCATCATTGATGAGCAGGACGCGGCAACCGCTATTCTGCGCGGCATCTTGGATAACGTAGCCTTGACCAACAACCCAGGCATGGAAGTTGTTGACGGCATGGCGGAATACGACGACTTGCTCAACAACGAAATCGGTCGCATCGTCCGCGTAAAGCAGCCTGGCGCAATCCGCGAGTTGGCTGTGCCGTTTGTAGCGGGCAGCACGCTGCCAATGCTGCAATACATGGACAACATGGTAGAAACCAAGACGGGCGTCCTAGCGGCCTCTGGTGGCCTCTCTGCGGATGCTTTGCAGGGTAACACTGCCACGGCTGTTAATGCCACTGTGCAGGCCGCTGCGGGGCAGATTGAGGTCATGGTGCGCAACCTTGCGTATGGTATGCGTGACCTGTTCGGCATCATGCTGCGCATCTACCAAAAGAACGTCAACGAACAGCAGATCATGCGCTTGCACAACCAGTTTGTGCCAGTTGACCCGCGCGTCTGGAACAACGAGATGGACCTGTCCATCAACGTGGGCCTTGGCACGGGTCGTGAGGCTGAAAAGGCTGCGGCTTATCGTGAAATCCTCGGTCTTCAAATGCAGGTATTCCAGCAGTATGGCCCAGGCAACGGCGTGGTTGGCCTGACCAACATCCGCAACACTCTGTCTGACATGCTGGCATCGTCGGGCATCCGTAACTCGGAACGCTACTTCGGTGAGATGAACGAGCAGATCGAGCAGCAGATGCTTATGCAGGCTCAACAGGCTGCACAGGGCCAGCAACAGGCTGGTGATCCGAATGCGGCGTATCTACAAGCTGAACAGATGAAGGCATCAACCCGCGTGCAAGCAGACATGGCAAAGGCCCAGTTGGATGCACGTAAGATGATGTTGGAGGATGACCGCCAGCGTGATAAGATGGCGCAAGACTTCGCACTGCAAAATGCTGAACTGCAAGCTAAATATGGTATGAAAGCCAATGAACTTGCACTAAAAGCTGAGCAAGAGCGTCAACGTCAATACTTTGGTGGTTAATGACTACAGAGATACGCATAACAGCAGATGAAGCCAAAAGGCTGAAGGCGGACACCGCCTTCATGCTGTTTTGCAACAAGGTCCGCGAAGAGCAAATGCGCATCTTTGCTGATAGTGGGGTGGATGACGTATCCATCCGTGAGCAGGCCCACGGAATAATCCGTGCGCTAAAACAGATCGAAGCTACCCTCGACGCCGCAATCGCGGCAGAGAAGTTTCTGGATCGCAAACTTAAAGGAACTGCACCGTGAGTGACACGACAGACCTATACTCCGCAGCAGAAAGTCTGCTGATGCCTGAACAGGCAGAAGAAAATCTAGTCGAAGATCAGGCTGATGAAGCTGATGTTTCTGATGACGATCAGGACATCGCTGAAGACGTTGATCTAGGTGACGATGATGACGCTGAACCTTCGGACAGCGAAGATGATGTTGACGTTGATGAAGACGTTGACGCCGAAGAAATTGCCGATGACGAAACAGAAGACGATACTAACGAGGCACAACTTTTCCCCGTCCCCGTTGACGGAAAAGAAGAGATGTGGACCCTTGAACAGTTGAAGCAGTCTGCTTCGGGCCAAGGCAAGATCAATAAAGGGTTTCAGGAAGTCGCTCAGGCACGCCGTGAAGTTGACGAAATGAAATCCCGTTTGGAGCAGCAGGAAGCTGAAATCCTACAAGCCTACCAAGCACTACAGTCTGGGCAATACGTAGCCCCTCCAACGCCTCCGTCGAAGGACTTACTGCAAAAAGACCCGATTGGGTATCTTGAAGCAGAAGTAACCTACAAAGAGGAACTTGCCGCATATCAGCAAAATATGATGCGCTTGCAGCAAGTGGAACAGCAAAAGACACAGCGTGAACAGGCCGCCATGATTGCTAAACGCGATGAGGCTGCCAAGCGTCTAGGCGAGCGTATTCCTGAATATGCAAACCCAGATACACGCGAGGCTTTTGCAAAATCTATCATCAAGACAGCCGAGGAATACGGCTTCAGTCAGGATGAGATGATCGGGCTGATGGATGATCGTTATGTTTTGGCTCTTAACGATGCCAAGAAATACCGTGAAATGATGAAACGCCGCGAGAATGCTAAGTCTAAGCAGCAGACCGCGCCTGTTCGTCAACCCATCAAGGCTGGTGCAAAGAAGGTCAAGGAAGATGCGACCTCGGCCCGTAAGAAGGCAGAACAACGCCTTCGCAAGACTGGCAGCATTGATGATGCTGTAAACCTAATCTTCAACTCGTAAGGAGAGTTACACATGGCACAGCCAACCAACACCTTTGACAGCTATGATGCAGTAGGCATCAAGGAAGACCTGTCCAACGTAATCTACAACGTAGACCCTGAAGAAACTCCGTTCTACACGAAGGCTCGCAAGTCCAAAGCTGCGAACACTTTCGTTGAATGGCAGACTGACGGTCTTCGCGCTTCGGGTGCAAACGCACACATCGAAGGCGATGCAACCACAGCGGAAGCTCGCTCCGCCACCACACGCTTAGGTAACTACACGCAGATCTTTAAGAACGCTGTGGTTGTGCCAGATACCGATGCGGGTCTGGACAAAGCAGGCCGTGGTCGCGAGATTGCTTACCAGGTCATGAAAGTGGCAAAAGAACAGAAGCTCGATGTAGAAAAAGCTTTGTTCGACTCGAATGCTCGCGTTGCTGGCAACTCCACCACCGCTCGTGAACTGGCTGGCGTTCCTGCATGGCTCGTTACCAACACCGACTTCGGCACAGGTGGCGCAAACCCAACTGGTGACGGCACTGACACTCGCACTGACGGCACTCAGGAAGCATTCACCCAGGCACGTTTCGACGGCGTTATGCAGTCGATCTGGGAAGAAGGCGGCAAGCCTGACACCGTTTACCTGTCGGCTTTCCAGATGAATGTCGCTCTCGGCTTCACTGGTAACAACAACCAGCGTTCCACCGTTCAGGCTGGTTCCGAGCGTGTTGTTAAGTCGCTGGCAGTCTACGTAACCCCTTGGGGGACCGTAGAATTCATGCCATCGCGGGAGAACCGTAGCCGAGATGTCTACATTATGCAGGACAACATGTGGGAAGTAAGTGTTCTGCGTCCGACCAAGAACGTCGAACTGGCAAAAACTGGCGACAACACCACCCGCCAGGTTGTTACCGAACTGACTTTGAAATGCCTCAATGAGAAAAGCTCGGGCGGCATCTTCGACAACCTCACTTCGTAATGGTGAAAACGGAGGGGCGGGAAACCGCCCCTTCACTTATGGAAAGGCAGACAGATGAAACTTCTTAAAGTCACCCGCATTAAAGTAGTCACAAGCAAAGGTCGCATTGAAAAAGGCGACACAGTTGTTCTTCCTGATGAGGAATACAAGAAAATTCTATGCCTCAATCCTGACGCTTTCGAAGTCATTGACGACAACTACGTTGAGCCGAAAGCTGAAAAGATTGTTGAGCCAGCAGCCGTAACGCCTAAGCCGCGTGCGAAGCGCACAATCAAGGTCGTCAAAGATGAGTAACATGTCCACCAAGATTGGTGAGAAAGTCTCATTCACTGACGACCAGATCATCATCAAAAAGACCTACGATGCGTCTCACATGCTGGAAGATGCAAAGTATGCTCGTGAACACGCTCCAAACAGTTTTGCCTCCGATTATAAACATGTCGGTAATGTTGATATGGCATTGGTAAATATTTGGCTAAAAGAGGCTGGTGTGGCTTGGGAGGATACTCAAGCCGTCAAAGATGTGATAAAACGTAAGTTGATGAGTAACGAGTTCAGTTCACTTCGAAACTGGGAAGGCTCATATTAACCGAGAGGCGCGGCATGGACAGCAAGACAATCATCTCAGTGCTTTTTGCTGCTGTTATTGGCCTTATTGGATGGAACATTAAAACCACCAATGAACTTCAGCTTGCTGTTCAGCGCCTCGAAATCATCCTTTTAGACGATGCTATGACGAAGTGAGGCATTATGAGCGAAGATGCGCGGCTAGAACGTATTGAGAAAAAACTTGATGAGGTAGGACAAGCGATTGTCCTCCTAGCCCGCATGGAAGAGCGCATGGTGACG